CTTCTGTGCGGGATTGTGAGGATCAAGTTTTGCCCAGTAAGCTGTACCTTGTACAATTGGCATTGTCTTTAGACTCCTTTCAGTTTACCCAGAATACTCTGGAATGTTTTGATGTTGTAATCCATAACATCTTCAATACACTTTGTCAAGCTATTTTTATTTTTAATTTCTTCTCTGATCTCTTGCTCTTCTGACATATGATGATTGATCAGAGTGTCAAGTTCCCGCCTCACAGTGCTCAGTTCAGTGATCAGTTCACTGTTACGGATATAGGATTTCTGAACCTGCTCTTGAAGATCGGCCACGTTCTTTTCTAGCACCTTGATCTTCTGGTGCTGGGCATCTACAGTGGTCTTTAATATCTTCATCTCTATTTTTTTTCTTGTCTCTGACATTTATTCGGTATCTCCTTTCACTTTTGGTTTGGTTAATTTAAATAAAATAAAAGAAGGAAAATCTCCATGAGGTTCTATCAGAATGGAGGGAGAATCTTCCTTGGTCCAAGGAGTGTAACCAACGTACTCCCACGTATACCCCTTGTCTTTGTGTTCTTCTACTCTCTTTATAAACTCTTCATTATCTAATCCAACAACGGTAGCGGTGGATAGAAATGCTGCAATAGCTATTGAAACCGGGTCCATATACTTCTCCTTCTAGTGGGTCTCTGCCCAGTTGGAACCCACGTTATATTCTCCTGTCAGTGGGCAATTTAAATTATAATATTCTCCTGCCTTCTTTATGCTCTCTATTCCCAGTGTTCCTACCACATCTGATAGGTCCTTGTCAACCTCTAATTGCCATTCATCGTGCACATTGGCAACAAACCGTGCACCTTCTGGGAGTTCTTTGTTAAAGATAACTAGCCCTCGCTTCATCACAATGGCAGCGGCACCTTGTAACTTGGTGTTAAGAGCAGCGTGAGAAGAACGAATCCAGAGAATCCTCCCGTCCAGTCCCTTGATGTACCCGTCCTTTGATGCCTGTAGGGTAGCCTTCTGCCTCTCTCTGTTAAGAGCAGGGGTAGCTTCTAGAAAGTTGTCTATTAACTCCTGTCCATCTGCCGCTGTCCCTCCTACAATACTTCCTATCTTGGCAGCACCTGCCCCGTATAGGAATGCATAGATAAATGTCTTGGCTTGGGCGCGTGAGCTTAGTCCTGCTCTCTCTTGGTTAGCTGTGTGTATGTCACCGGAGACAACTATCTCTGTGTACTCTGGGTCATTCATATAGTGGCATAGCATCCTTAGTTCAATGGAAGATGCATCTATACCCACAAGGTTCTGCTTCCTAGGATTACCCGGTACCCACAGCCTCCTGCACTCTGGTCCATACGGAGAGTACACAGCGGGTACCTGTGCCATGTTGGGAGAAGAGTGAGCCATTCTCCCAGTTATAGTCTTCAGAGTATGTACTCTCCCGTGAACTCTCTCTGTCTCAGGGTTGATACTGTCTATCCAAGAGTTGATTTGGGCTATTCTTTTCTGGAGCATCATGTACCGGGCAACTAGCTTGGCCTCCTCCATGTCAATCTCTGACAGGGTACTCTCGTCCACCACTGGTGTACCTAGGTCAGTCTTCTTGACAGGCTTCCACCCGCGCTCCTTTAACCGCTCGGCCACTTGCTTTCTGGAGCCGGGGTTAAAGGGTTCTAGTTTGACCTTGGTCTTTAGTTGTATCTCCTTGGGAGG